GAGGCATCAACCAAAGTTATGGTTATGTTAGCTCCTGATCCGGCATCTTCAGACACTAGAATTGATTTGACCACAGCTGTAGTAGCTGCTGGTACCGTGTACAGAGTTGTAAGATCTGTTGTGGTTAGGTCTACTTTTTTATTTATAAAACTATTAGCCATTATTGTAAAAAGAAGTTAAACGCTTCTACCTCATCTTTAAGTTCTTGTTGAAACGTTGTATTTAATTTTTGTATAACACCATCAAGATCTCTGACTTGTGAATCAGCCACAGCTTGATTATATTCTTTTGATGGTCTAGTAAGTGATTGTACTATCTTTGCCATTATCTTCTACCATCCGCTTGCACGTCTATTTTAAAAGTGCCTAGTTTCCAGTTTTGACCAGACCCTGTATTTTCTACTTTTAAAGCTATGGCCCTAGCTCTGGCTCTTGTATCCACTTTACTAGTAGAAGAAGTAACAGTAAATGGACCCAACGATGAGCCAGATGCTGCATCATTAGAAAAGTTTCTTAAATTTAAAGTTACTCTTGCATCTCCAGTTTGAGATAAAAAGTCTGGTATAAATCTTCTAATCTTCATAATAAATTCACCATCACCTCTTAAGTCTGGTATTGAAGATGTTGTTCCTCTCAAAGTTCTTTGTGTAATATCAAAATCTCCAGAAGTTATTGATGCAGTCACAGCTGTAGTTGTAGAGTCTTTGACTTGATCAGTTCCTGTTTCGTGTTCATAATATGTTGTTCTACCTTCTGTATTGCCAACAACATCAAAAGAAGTATCAGTATCAGCGTCATATTCTAAAGCGTGGGGTTTACCAAATACTGCAGAGTCCCTCCACATAGTTCTAGCTAATGTACCCACAGTCCAAACAGGTCTTTGTGGAGATGAATCAAAATAGTTATATGTAACAACTCTATTCACAACACTTGAATTTGTAGTTGGATAGAACCAATTAATTTCACCAAACAAGTTATTTAAACCTGCTGATATCATTTGATTACCAGAAGATAAATTAATATCATCGTATACGTGGTCCTCTACTAAGCAAGGCAATGATTCAAGAGCACCTGCATATTTAAAGAAACCATTTTCAGATAACCAGTACGCTGCACCGTCTACCTCTACCACTGCATTCTGTCCAGCTAATCCACAGTTTGTGCCTACTTGTGTAAAAGCAAATGTAAAAGGTTGACCAACAAAACGCATTAAAAACAATGACGTATCCGTGTAAACATAAATTGCATCTCTACCTCTAATAGCTCCCATGATCCGTGATCCGTCGGCCAGTCTCTGTGTGCCAGCGTCATTGGTTGCTGTAGGTGTGTAAGTGTTAATATCTTCAATAGCAGAGAATCTTATAAACATATCATCTTGTGTATCGATATCACCTATCGTGGTTTCTGTGCCAAAGAACACTAAGTGTCTATCTGGTGTAGATACAAGCATGTGTCTTGATGCAGTTGGTGCACCTGTAATAATGGCTGCTCTAGTTGTAGTCGCATTCGACAAAGATGAGTCCCAAGAAAAACATGCATTGTTGTGAATTAAACAAATAGCCTTGTCACCTAAATTATCTAATGACCACATACCAGGTTCTAATACTAAGTCTCCAGATGCTGCCTCACCCCAAGCAACGAAATCAGTTGTGTTAGTTATGGTAGCACCGTCACTGTGAGATGCAGCTGTAGTATTTCTTACACCTCTCGTTACACCCGTTAAAGTGTTTGTAGATACACCAGTGTAAGATATCTCCTCTGTTCCTATCTTTATAAAATTAGTTCCTGTGCTTGGAAATAAACTAGCGTCAGTTAATACAATTGTAGTCGTAGAGTCATTTATAGCCCCGTTTAGCGTTGTTGTAGTGGCTCCGGCTACTTCACCACCCCAAGAGCCTAGACCCCACCCAAAACCTCTCTCTTGGACAGCAGAGCCTACAGGATAGTAGTGTTGTACTCTTATACCACCAGATGTAGTAGCTCCTGAGCCTGTTTCGTTTGAGGGCATTGTTATAGTTAAAGTTGTAGTTGTTGGTGTTGTAGTCACCATAAATTTCTTGTCATCAAAATCAGACGCACCAAAATTAGAATCTGTAATCGTAGAAAAATTATCTAATAGTATAATATCTCCAGGATCAATACCGTGACCTGATGAGAAAGTTAATGTAACAACTGCTGATCCATTAGTTGTACTAAATGCACTTGTGAGTGTAGTTGTAGTTTTAATAGGGTGTATGTCATAGAATATACCTCCTGAATATGCATATAAAATTCTGTTAGTTCCTATGATCGCATACTTTCTACCTAAACTATTTACGAAATGATGAAGACCTCTACCAGCTCCGGTTAGATGATCTGTTCCTAATTGATTCCAACCACCAATTTTTTCAGGACTACCATATCTAAAACGAACATTATCACAATCTATCCACTGCCCTTCAGCAGTAGTAGCTGTAATTTGTTTGTTGATTCCAGGTGCAAATCCTATTTTTTGTAGCATGCTGTGTTATCCTATTTAGACGACAGGATTATATAGTATAATTTTTTTGATTTAAAGCCTATTTTTTAGGCGACTCTGATGAATCATAGGACTGTATTTGTTTAGTTTTATCATCAAATCTTTCATGCCAGTCGCTGACCATTTTAACTAACATATTTGAAAAGTGTTTTAAACCAACAGAATCAAATATTATTTTACCCTTTAAAAATAAAGACCATCTCTCTTTCCAAGAGAACTCTATATCACAAGATCCATCTTCTTTTTGTCTAAATATCATACTGCAGGTGCTCCATAAAAAGGTCTTTTATCTCTGACCTGATCTTTATAGGGTCCGTTTTTATTAACATAATGTAAGAATACCTGAGCCTGCCAATCTCCTTCAAACTCTTTTCTAGAGTGTGTTATCTCACAACCCTTATATATTACAGCTTGTCCTGGTTTTAAATTTATAGATTTTTTATCCATGTAGATAGGCCAAGGGGTTCCACAAGAACCTATGCAAACGGTGACACTATATTCACAAGCTGGTCTATCTTTATGGGCTGGTAAATCTGCAAACTTAGTATACATTCTCCAAAAAGAATAAGTTGGAAGTAATTCAAGACCTGTTTCTTTTTGCATAAGATTAATTTTGTTTAACATTAAAGACTCCATCAAGTAATCCCCATAAAAATGAGAGTCCATGGTTTTACTTTGTTGGCCTACACCAGCGAACTCAGTAAAATTAAACCTATGTTTTAATCTACAATAATCAGTAAGAAGTTTTGTTTCTTCTTGTGTTAAGAATTTTTCAACTATGCAATATTTTTTATTTTTTAAAGAGCCCATCCTACCACCGAATATCTTGTACCTTTTGTTATTGGTTTTACACCATGAGGAAATAAAAAATTACTTGGCCATATTATTAGTCTGTTAGGTCTAACTGGAACTAATAACTCTCCTGTTGTGTCTGGATTTGCAAAACCAAGTTCTCCACCCTCATAGTCATTATTACATAATAATATCATACTCATTGTTCTAGGTTGAGTAGCAAAATGATCTACATGAAAATCATAATGTCCACCTACTTCGTATTTTAAAGCCTCTATTGTAGTAATTCTTGCCGTAGACAGATCTGCTATTTTTAAATCCATTTTATATTGTTCAATGGCTTTGCTAAAAATATTATTTAATACGTTGCACCAATGAGCCTCTGTCAAACTTTTTCCAAAATTAACTAATGGTTTGGTTTCAACATTTCTTATGTTCTCGTGTAGTTCACCCTCTGGATTCTGCCTGGTTCCACCAACTAACCCAGGATTAAATTTACAAGTATTAAACCATCTTATCATATTTCCAACTACCATTGCTGGTAAAACATTGTCATAAACTTTAATATAATCTCTTAACTCCATAATTTTTTCTTCCAAAACCGTTCTTTGTATGCTCTTAAAAGTTGAGCGTTATATGTTAATATTTTTTTCCATACAGTTTTTGTATCTCGTGTTTTTATTTTCATCTCCCAATTATCTCTCTTAAAAGGTATAACCTGAACATAAGGTGTTCCTCTTTTAATAACAGTTTCTAATGTTTCATATTTATAGCCATTAAATACAAATGGAAAATTAATCTCCAAATCCCAAACGTCAGTGTCCACAATACCGGGAATTATGTCAAACCTATCATCACAATTATTTAATGGTGGTACAAATAGACAAGAATATCCAGGAGGTGTTTTTATCAACCAAGGGTTTAATATTTTCATAAAAGGAAAATTTTTATTTCTTTCAATCATTTTAGCACCCTCTAATTGATAGGTGTCGTGATGTTGCCTATTGTCAGAATTTAAATTTATATGTTTTGCAGATATTACATCTTGGTAGCCTTTCATCCCATAAGAATATCTTATGTCTTTTCTAGGTTTATTTGTTTTTTCATCTTTAATGATTTCACCTGTTTCTGGATGAGTTTGGTCTACATTAAATTCTACGTATAAATCTTGTGGCATTTTTAAAACATAACCTGTGGTTAAAGTATCTAAAAAAGGCATACAGCCTTTAATAGTTCTTGTTTTTAAATTATGATCTAATTTTTTATACCAATCGGGTATATGTAGTTTAATAGGTTCAGGTTTTTCCAAGTCTGTGTAAGAATATTGTTCATTACATATAAACTCTATTTGCTTTCTAAACATGAAAGATAATATACGTATTTTTATTTATAAGTAAAGTGTTAAGTTCTAGGGTTAGGTAGCTCGAATGCGGGATTTCTAGGAGTCCCACCTGCATCTTCTACTAATTGTGCCGGTGTTTTAGTGCACTCAGGGAAAGTTAAGTTTAAAGCATCTAAGTTTATATTTTGTAAAAGTGTTTTATACGATTCCCAAATTGATTTATCTGGGTGATTTGGTCTGTATTGTATCCAGTCAGTAATCATTTCTATTTCACCATCAATTGATTCTTGTAATAATTCTTTAGTTTCTCTACCAGCCTCATTTGAGTTGCTGTCATCAGCATCTTCTGTAATTTGATAAGAGTCGTTGTTATACCAATCAAAAGTATGTGTGGATCTTAGTAAACCTGCAAACTCAGCGTCTGTTATTTCAACGTGCTTATAAGCTACTAAAGCATTACCACCCATAATAGCTAATTTTTCTGCGTCTCCACCATCAACTATTTTACATAGCGTTCCACCTTGATTGTTAGCGTCTGCGATACAAATTGCCCATTTTGCCATGATTAACTTCCTGAATTTTCGTAAACTAAAATTGCTCCAGCTTGACCTTTACCGTTGAAACCACCGTGTGGGTTTCCTTTAGTTGATC